CCAATAAGGGTATTGCTTGCATCTTGCAAAACAAATTTGTAAGTGGCCCCCGTAGTCAACCAAATTTCTTGCGGCGTTCTTCCGGCCGAATCCAAAATAATTGGATTGCTGTTTGCAATAGAACCGGCGCTTGTTGTATATGTTGCTTGTGGCGTAGATGTTCCGGCGACATAGGAATAAATTTTCCCGCCCGCCAAAGGAACACCATCGTTTGAAAACAATTGTGCGCCAGCGCCAGCAAATGATGATAAATTGACTGTCATTTTTATCCCTTTAAATCCGGTGTGAACGTTTGGGGCGCCCAGGGTAGCGGTGTGACGCGCTGCGCTTTTAAAGCGGCCAATTGTTCGTTTAGGCGCTTTTCAATCATGTTGGCGCCGTCTTGTATTGTTTCGGCCTGAATCCAAGCCACGATCATGTCTTCCGTCACATTTGCAAACGCAACATTCAGTTTTGGTTCTTGGAACGTCCAAAAACCCTCCGTTTCAACAACCAAATCCTTATCGCTGACGGATATAAAATATTTTGCTTGGGTAATCAGTTCCCCGTTTGGTGAATCAATGCCCAAAATTTTCCATGTTGCCATTAAAAGTTGCCCCCGCCAGTTCCACCGGTCATGGTCAAAACGCCTGTTGATGGATTAAATTTCAGTTTAGTCGAAGACACCTTTACCGGCAAGTTTCCGGTTGTGGTTGTCACCCAGGTTGGATACATTTCCGCGGCCGTGGTTGTGTCGTCGGTGATGCCCACATTTGTTGCGTTTGTTGCGTTTGTTGCACTTCCCGCGCTGCCGTCAATGTTTACGCCGGTCAACGATTGGCTGGCGCTGCTGCGATTTAACGCAATCGCCGTTGTGCCAATGTAAACCGTTGAATTGCCCAGGACGCCCGAAGGAATCGTGCCGGACAGTTGGCCAGCCGGAACGTTTGTCAGGCTGGCGCCCGATCCGCTAAACACCGTGGCCAACAATGTGCCGGTAGAAGGGTTGAATTGGAATTTGGTGGACGACACATATTGCGTGGTCAAGTTGCCGGTTGTCTGATCGGCAAACAGCGGATACCTGGTTCCGTTTGTGGTTGTGTCGTCGGTCACCGTTGCGTAAGCCACCGGCGTCACCCAGGTCGGGGCGCTGGCGCCGTTTGACTGCAACACCTGGCCAGCCGAACCGGTTGAACCGGACACGGCCAATGTGCTGCTGAAATCAATCGTCGTAAATTTGCCTGTTGATGCCGTAGTCGCACCAATGGACATATTGTTGATTGTGCCAAGGCTGGTCGGGGCAATTTCAATTGCACCCGTTCCTGTTGGCTTCATGTGAACGTGGCCGGTTCCCGTAGGGCTTATGTCAATTTGCGCGTTTGCGCCGTTGATGTTTGTGGAAACATCCAAAGTCAAATTATTGCCACCACCAGCACCCCATTGCAATTGGGCCGTGCCGCCTGAATTACGCAATGCACCGCCAGCACTTGTGGCAGCGTCAAAATAAGGGCCAACAAACTTGGTTGTGGCCGTGATTGTTGTGCCTCTGACTGTGTTTGCAGTCGTTCCACCAATTGCGGGGGGCGCCGACAAATCCAATGTGCCGCCCAAAGTCAAATTACCGCTGGTGGTAACCGTGCCGGACAAACTGATTCCCGACACCGTACCCGTGCCGCCAACCGACGTGACCGTGCCAACCGTGGGCGTTGCCCAGGTCGGAACACCCGCGGCCAAGGTCAACACCTGGCCATTTGTTCCAACAGCCAGGAAAGAAGTGGCGCCAGCGGCCGTTTGATATGGAACCGAACCCGATGCACCACCGCCCAAATTTGTGGCCGTGGTGGCCGTTGTAGCCGTCCCCGCGTTGCCTGAAACCGAACCGGTGATTGTGTTTGTCACGGTCAAGTCCAGCAAAGTCCCCAAACCGGTAATTCCGGTGTAAGAACCCGACAACCTGGCGTTGTCAATTGTGCCGCTGGTTATTTGGCTTGCTGCAATTGCAATGCTGGTGCTGGCCGCCAAAGTTAATTGGCCCTGGGGGTTCACGGTAAACGTGGCCACCTGGTAAGCCGAACCATAAGCGGCCGCGGTCACCGCGGTGTTCGTGATGCTGAATGTGTTGCCGGTAAGGGTTAATCCTGTACCAGCCAAATACGAACCGGCGCCCGAAAACTGCGACCAGGTGATTGGTGTCACGTCAATTGTGCCGCCTTGGTTGGATGTGCAAACCCAACCGGTATCACTTAGGGTTGTCCCTGATTCGATAAACGTGAACGCGCTTGGCACTTCCGACCAAACGTTCATGTCGCTGGTGCGTGTCCATCCGCTGGCGCTGGCTGCATAAATGCCGTTTTCAGCCTGGGCGGTTTGATTTTTGACCAAGATGCGGTCGCCCGCGGTCAGCGTGGAAACCCAATCGCCACCAGCCTGGACAGCCAAGCCGGACAGCGTGATGTTGTTTGTGGTCGCGTAAACGCACGACGCTTTCACGTCCAAGCCTTGGGCAACCGAATCGACGTAAGCCTTATTTGCAATGTCGGTGTCGGACGTGGGCGACGTGGCCACCTGGCCGGTGACGGCGTAAATGCTGGTGAAATAACCGGCTGCTGGCGCGATTCCACCGATCACGGACGAATCAATTGTGCTGTCGGTGATGGTCAAACCCGATTGGATCGGATCAATAGGCGGGAAAAACAAAGTCCCCGCGGGGCCGACGAACGAAATTAAATCAAACGTCGGTTCAGGTTGGAAAAGCCCCTGAACCGGTTTGATGTTCGTCGTGTTCGTAACAGCGGTGCTGTTCGACATGGCGCCCCCTTAATCTGCTTGGCAGGGGGTAATGTAAAGTGTGTTTGTGCCGCTGCTAATCCCTTTAATGTAGAACGGGCCTTTTGGGGCTGCGATCACAATGGGAAAATTCATGCTGCCAGGTAACACGAAAGAACCGGAATTGCCGGTGCTGGCAATTGTCGGCGTCACCAGGTTGGCCGATTCAGGCGCCATCGTGGCGGCTGCTTTGTCGGTTCCGGTGTTCAAAAGAATCACGTAATTTGTTTGATCGTTGGTCGATGGCGTAATCAGCAAAGCCGCTGACGCCGACGAAGTTAAATCAAGCGCATAAGTTGGCCCGCTTGGCCGGATGGCTTCAAGATTTACCATTTTTAACCCTTTCCCGTGTTTTCAAAATTATAGTGCTTACCATAGAAAAAAAGCCACCCTTTTTGGGGGCGGCCCTTTTTCATTTCATACCCTGTTAAGGCAAGAACGTCAGGTCATAACCGTAAATAAACACATCGGCGGTGGCCGCTGCGCCCTGGGCGGTAGTGTTTCGAATATACAAGGGTGTGCCTGTAATCGAATCGGTTGAAGTTGCTGCGGTCACAACCACTTTGGCGCTGGTGCTGTTGCCGGTCAACGCGTAGGCCGACTTAACAGCCGTGCCGGTGGCGCCTGGGCCGGTGTAAACAGCAAGTTGCGCGGTAGTCAGGTCAACGCTTGCATTGGCAACGATGATGCTTTGAACGCTGACGTCACCAGCCACCAAAATGGGGGCGATGGTGTCGGCGACAGAATTCAAGTTAACACCTTGGGCCGACGCAATCAGGCGCAAAGCCTGGTTGGTTGCCAAATTCGTTGGGGTGTTCGTTTGGGTTGATGCTGGCCCTGGATTGCTCATGATTTTTTCCTTAAATTTGTTTAATGAAGGGTGGCCGAAGCCACCCCGCTTTTTTTAGGCTGCAACACGGCAACCAAGTTCAGGGTACAAAGGCGCCCAACCATATAACACATCCAAACGCGTAGGAATGGAATCGTTATTAATTGTATATTGCCTCACCACACGGATGGAAAGCCCTAGGTCTTTGTCGGACGCACGGCCCGCAAAGTGAACCCCGTCGGGCAATTCGAGATCGGCCGTGGCCAGGGTCGCAAAATTCTTGTGGAAGACCAAGTTTTGCGGGCTGACTGTGCCGGTATTGTTGAAGGGCGTCACAACAGCGGTGGCGCTGGTGGTCTGCACAACAACGTTTTGGAATTGGCCGCCGGTGATGATCGCGGGCGATACAGTCACGGCCGTGCCGCCACCAGTTGCCACGGCGGTGGTTGCTTGCACAACAAAGTTGCGAAGTTTGCCGGAACCGTAGGCAGCGCGGTTTTGGGGGTTGACAGCAAACACGCCAGCGATTTGGATAACGTCGCCTTGGTTCAAGGTCAATGCAGCGGATGCCACCAGGGTGACAGTACCGAATTGCGCCCAACCGGTGGCAATGCCAAACGAAGTGGTGTTGGTGGCCACGGACAAGGTTTTACCGGCGTAAGAACCAAAAGTTTGGTTCACAACGTTTTGATCCATGTACCAGTTCATACCAGCGGAATCGCGGCCCATCATGCCTTTGGTGTATTGCTTGCCAATCACGTCGGAAGGAACAAACAAACCTTTCAGGCTGTCAACAATGGTTGCGGAAGTGAAGGGTTCCACCACGCATGAACGGCGGCCGTCGCG